GAAAAACGATTATATAATAAAGAATCTATATACGTGTATTTATTTCTATACTTGATTATTATCTATTACTATTAATATATTTATTTATTATATTTATATATTTCATACACGACGTACCTACGCACGTGCGCGCGAGGCGACCCCCTCACTCGCCCTTAATGAGAATGATTCTCATTATCAGTCCTACCCACATTCAATTGTCCTGACATTTACGCTATGCCACCTACAGCGCCCTATCCCCCCTTTAGGCTACCCACATACTACTAGCACCCTAAAAGTCCCTCAGATGCCCTTCTAGACCCCTTAACGGCGGCGCTGGCCTCCCTGGCCCCTCCTAGCCACGCCATGCCTACGCGAGTAGCACACTCTCCCTACAATGTCAACCCGAGCACAAAAAGTATCCACATTGTGAGATGTCTAGCTCTACCCCCCTATTTTTACACCTGCACTGTCGCACATGACACAAGCCCCAGAATATGACCAACGTCACATTGACAACTCATATCTAATGTGCTATTACGCGCGCGCGCGGTTCCTATTTACCCTACTGTCGCGCCCACCCTGATGTGAGATGCAAGTCACAAATTCCGAGTTGACAGCCGCTAGTCGATTTGCTAGGCTGTAGATATCGACAAAGCGAAAGCCGAAATGCAGTTTTCTCCGCGTGAGCGGGGATGAGCCCACATCCAATTGACCGAAAGGTAGAATCATGAGACAGTTTGACTACTTCCGCGTCTGCGACGCTGTTGACGCTTTCACGGGTGACCACAGAGGTGACTTTGATACCATCGCTCTTATTGACGTACTTTTTGAGCGGCTTCCTAGCCATCCTGAGTATGATACGGTCTTTATTGAGCGTGAGTACACCAGTAGCGAGGTGCAAGCTTGCGACGTGACCGCGTGGCAGACATGCGAGGTACCTACCGACAGCGGTGAGACAATGCTCGCCGAGAGGTGGTTTCACTCGCCCGAGCATGGCCCCGTGCATGTCGGTGCATGGCAAGACGCAAGCGGGGCGGTTAGCCTATCGCTTGCGACTGTAGAATACGGCGGTCTGTCGCCGTGGAATTGCCGGGGCGCATTCATTGGTGACACACTTAAGCCCGAGACGTGGGGTGCGTTTGACCGTGCCTACGGCGGGCGCGAAAATTGGTGGGGTGACCTTGAAGCAGCAGCTGTCCTCATTTCCCACAACTGACACACAGAAAGACAACAAAAATGCGAGATGCGACACATGCGCATGCACACGTTACCCGATGGACCGAGTACCGTACCCCTAGCGGGCGTTGGTCCCGTGTGCGACACGATGAGACTGTCGAGGACTTCAAGCCGCACAACCTGCGTTACTTTTTTGATGCAAGGTTTCCCGGTGAACGGCGTTCCTACGCTTACACGGAGCATGGCTATTTGCCTGTCTATGTGTCGGTTCCGTCCCCTGATAGGCAGTTGCGACACTGCTACCAATTCACGTACTTCTACGGCCCGCGATTTATCAATGTTATGGAGGTCGCCTAATGACTATCACCAATGCACTGTTGACAGTGTACCCTAGCCAGATCCTTTGCGAGTCTGTGCGACTTGGTTCTAAGTTGTATGTGACGATGAATAACAACGATCTAGCGCGCAATTTGATTAGCTACTGGGTATCGCGGGAAGATTCAACCGAGATTATCTTCACGTTTAATCCTAGTGGCACTGTGTACGTATACAACGACGTTACGCTAACACCGCATGAGAAGCGGGTTATTGGGAGGATTATCGGCATGTGGCGGGACAACCTGCGCCCTGACTGGGAGACTTTCGAGAATATGCGCCGCAGTTCTACGGCGCACACAACACTAGTGCCCGTGATGCACGCCACACTCTGACAACTTGACAACAGGCCGACAACGGCCTACACTAGAAACATAGGCAAACAGCCTAGCAACCACAACAGAAAGCGAGAAAACCATGCGAGTCAATAAGCACACGATGAACACTATCAAGACGGCGACGGCAACCAAGATCACTTTCCGAAAAATGGGAGCCGACTACGATGATAATCCTAGTGTTCTCGCCGCAATTGACGCGGTAGTGACTGCCCTTGACGGCCTGTCGGATGCGGTAGTCATGAGCGAGATCGAGGCGTGACAATGGAACTGACATTGGAGCAAATGGACTTTATCCGTATCGCGCTTGAAGCCCATATTGACGCGCTACGCAAGGATGCGGCGGCACTTGGTGAACCACTAGTGTCCGAGACAATTGAAGAACGCATTGACAAGATAGGGCCGGTGTATGACGCGCTAGTGTCTGGTGACTGTGTTCTCATTGTGGAAGAATTCTAGCCCCTAGAAGGGGTATCCCTAGCCTAATGGTAGGTAAATGCAAGTTCGATTCTTGCCTAGGGACCTGACGCTGATCAACCCGTGGTTAGTGAACAACAACACCGAAAGGTAGAATCATGTGCAATGAGTACGCATACAAGCTCGCTAAGGCCCTCGTTTGGCCGGAGCTTACTGTTGAGTTTGCAGCGGACGTTATCAACGGTAACGTTTACGGGGTTGATATCTGGGACGAGGTTTGCACTCTGACCGGTGGTTGGTGCAACGACGCTAACGTCTTTGTCGCATGGGACAAGATAGGTAGGCCCGATGAATGGGAGGCGTATGTGGACGAAGGCATCTCTAGGCATAGACTGTTGAAGCTGGTTAGGCCAATTATCTAATGTTCGCGGTCGCATACTACACCCTGTTCCTACTGGCTATTCTTGCCCCTGTCGGTGCATACTGCCACCTGACCGAAAAACGCTACAACGAAAGTGAGCCCAACAATGACTGACATCGAAACACTGGTTACTAAGATTAATAAGCTCAACGCAGAGATTAGCGCCCTAACCGAGGCACGGGACGCACTCAAGGCCGAGTTGTGCGCACAGTTCAACGCGGGGGACAAGATTCAGGTAGGCGACACGCGCGTTACGTTTGCCATGCGACAGACGATTAACGCGGCGGCGGTTGAAGCTCTCCCGGCGTTTAAGAAACTGCCTAAGGCCGTGCGAGACAGTGTGTACGACAAGCCTAAGTTGAATACTAAGAAACTTGCCGCGCTTGATCTACTCGACCTGTCGCCCGCTACTACCGTGTCGGACGTGTACGCAACGTTCCGATGAATTGGAAGCAATACGGGACGGGCGACAGGGGATACACTGTCGAACAGGTGGGAGCCGTCGCCAGTTCCCTTGAAGAACAGGAACTGCAAGAATATTCAACCATGTGGCTTGAAGCGGTACGACAGATGCGGGCCGCTGAGATTATCCACAACAACCTAGGCGTGGGAGCCGAGGTTGAACTGCCTAACGGCATGTCAATTTATATCGAAAGTGAGTAACCAAAATGTTTAGCAACTATGTTGACGGCGACACATTCAACCAGCGCGAACTGGATAGCGACGTTTTTGCGGAATACTTCAACGCGAACAAAATTGACGGCTACCGACGTAGCAAGGACTCGGAGGAAGACTGTTACAACGCGTGGGAATATTGGGACGAGAAGGACCTGTTCTCTGACTGGCTGGAATGGCGTTTTGAGGAAGACGGCTACCTCGGCTATGACGACAACCCGCAAGACGGGATGTTTGTCTGGATGCAAGACTACGAACAGTGTGTTGTCCTGCCTAGTGATTCTAAGGTTGAACTGCCTACTGAGGTTGTCGCAATATTTGACCGCAACTCATTGTATGAAACTGTCTATGCGGAGGGTATTGTCCGGGATGGTGTTTTCTACGCCACTACTATTGCGAGGGAGCTTGACTAATGAGCGAAGTTAATTGGACAAAACCACATATGGTAAAGTTCCCGGAAGATGTTGAAGACTGGCATGACGGCATATTTAGGTACCATGAGCGTGTTGGACTTTACTGGCAGCCTACTATTAAGCCGATCAACTTTCGACCATTGTATAAGCTGGAACCGCATGACTTTAGTTCTTTCGAGGAAGTCGTGGGTATCGTCAAGGATGGGCTGTTCTGGGTTAAGGCATGCAGTTTTGAAGGGAGAGATTATATTGCAGACTAACTTGGAAAGAATGACCAATGAATACAGTCTCGCGTGCTATGGTGCCGTGCAAGATGCTATTAACAGTGTCACTACCGCGTGGGACCTCGAAACGAAAAACTACCTGCGCGAACAGGGATACGAAGTTTGTGTCGAACTGTACGATCAGAACTTGTGTATCTATGGCTACGTTGGCAAGGACGATTACTTTGGTCCTGTTAAGTACAAGGACCAAAGTATCAACCAAGCCATTCAGGAAGTGCTCGATAATCTAGGGTTCCAAGTTGTTTTCAACGCAATGCTATGGCTTGGAATGGAAGACATTAACCAGACAATTTATTGGGGGATTAAGTAAATGACATTCAAGCCGCGCCACTACCAGGAACGTGTACTGGAAGGACTGGCAAACAGCAAAACGCCTTACACGGGCCTGGTTGGTGCGGGACTTGGTACGGGAAAGACGGCAATGAGCGTGTGGAACGCGCTTAATGCTTTCGGTAGGGCTATCGGGGAACAGATTATCCTCATTGTCGCCCCCGTCCGTACCGAGAGTGGTTGGCGCTCACACTGGAAGACGCTCGCGGGTATCGACATGCGCACACTGAGCGGTAAGAAAACCAAGGCCGCGCTTGCAGTGTGGGACGATCTGGAAAACCATACGCCCGGCGTGTACTTTATTACCTGGGAGCTTATGCGCTCGCGCAATAAGGAAAAGCGGTGGGACGGGCGCGCGAAAAAGTACGTCTTCAAGTCAATGGCTAAGCCGTTCTACGGTGTGAACTTTGGCATGGTTATCGCCGATGAATGGCACCGCGCGTGCAACCACTCGTCGCTCAACTTTGACGTGGCACGACACATTAAGGCACAGTACCGCCTCGCACTGTCGGCAACGCCCGCTGGGAACAAGCCCTGCAACATTTGGGCCGCGCTCAAGTTCCTATGGCCTAACCACTATGGTGGTTACTGGGACTTTTGTGAAAAGTTCTTCAAGGTGGAAGTCAACCCTTGGAGCGCGTACGGGAAAGACTTTTCGGGAGAACGCTCCCCCGGCATGGTCCGTCGTGGAGCGCCGTCCTATCACGAAGTTTCACAGGCCGAGGCTAACCCTGAGCTGCCCGGCGTGATTATTCACCGCGTGGAAGTGGAACTGTCCCGCGCGCAACGTAAGGCGTACGACGATCTGGAACAGAAGGCACTCACGTTCCTGGGAGAATACCCGCTTGCACTTAGCATCCCGATGGAACTTGACCTGCGTCTGCGACAGATGACTCTGGGAGTCCCCTCGTTCAACGAGGATGGGGCTGTCGATTACAAGGAAGACTGCAAGTCTTCCAAGCTCGACGCAATGATGGACATTATTGCGGACCTCCCAGAGAATGAGCCTGTCGTTGTGTGGGTGCATAGCCAGAAGTTCATTAAGGCGGCGCTGTACCGTCTGAAGAAAGCCGGGATCAAGGCCATTGAAGTCTCTGGCAAGTCGCGTGGTGACTTCCATGCCATGATCGACGGGGACGTGCGGGTTATTGTCGCGCAACACGAGGCCATGTCAGAAGGGGTTGACGGACTTCAGCGAGTCTGTCATACTGAGATATGGCTGAGTCAGTCTAACAGCCTGGTGATTAACGAGCAAGCAACAGGACGGCTCAACCGACAAGGACAAACGACCGCTGTCAATAGGTTCCTGATTCAGGCGACTGACACGGTGGACGACCGAGTTCTGGGACGCTTGCAGGAGCGTTTCGACAAGCTCAAGGCATCCGGCCTTATCTGAAACAACTGAAAGGAGACTAAATTGTCTAACTACTACAACCAAGGCATGACTGCCTACAACAACGCACTCAACACGATGCGGGACACCTTGAAGAAGCCGGGCTACGGGCGCTACATTCTGCTTGCGTTCTGTATTGCGTTCACGATTACAGGTGTCTGGTTCCCTGCCTATTTCATGTGGGTTGTGTGGGCCTTCGTCGCCTACCTGGCACTGAATATCATTTTCGTTCTGGTCCTGGTGATCTGCATGGCTGTCCTTGTGCTGATTCTCCGCGCCATTGCTAAGAGGGAAGACTGAACCATGCAGATTATTGAGTTCAACCACAAGACGGTAGCAAACCTCCTGAAGAAGTCAGTAGAAGAATACTGGCTCAACGACAAGGATGCATATATCCGCTTCACGGATGGGAGCGTCGTGTGCATCCATCTGCTTAAGCATAGCTGGTCGGCTTACGTGACCCTCGATAAGCGGAACGATGAGAGGGATAGTAGGAGTTTTCAGGACGAGCAAATCGTATGGCAGTTTATCTGGGACGAGGACGAGGACGAGCCGTACACCTCTCGCACCGTGACAATTTACTTCGACAATGTGCGCTACTACTATCACGAAAACTACTACGACTACACGAAGCGGGAGTACCTTCCAGTCATTGAGTTCCACTACTACGAAAAGGGAGAAGAAATTGGCCGTAACGATTCGTGATATTTACGCACCCCCGCTTGGCTTTGGATGGGAGAATCTTCCCACCCGTTACGTCAAGCGACAGTACCTTGACATTAAAGACGGTCTTGTCACTGCGCCTAGCGGTGCAGTCCTTGGTACCGGAACGCTGCCTAACGGACGGCTTGCACTCATCAACGACCGGGGTGCCGTGTGCGCTCAGTGGTGGTCCGCAAAGGACGAAATGGTCGTAGTTGACCCGTTCGACAACCAGGTGTTTACCGTGCCTTCCGTTGACGATCTGAAGTGCAATGCGCGGGAGATGACCTCGGCACAGATCGACATTCAGGCCGCGCGCCCACTGGACCTGTCGATCATGTGGACTGACCCTGCTGCGGGTGAGTGTGGTTTTGACCAGGACGACCTTTCAATTGGTGAGCATCACTACTACACCGACCGGCTGAATGGTACTGTTCTCCTGGGTCTTGTTGAGGACGTGGATGGCAACTATGTGGTGTCACGTAACTCGGTTCTCTGTCGTCTGCTGCGGTACGTGGACGGTGATCGTTTCGCCTTCAATGACTACCGTAAGAAGGCTATTCCGGGACTGCTGAACGACGACGATGACCTGTCGGACTTTGCCCGTAAGGTGCTGCTGTGGGCTAATAATCTGACTGATGAGCAGCGGGAGATTCTTTCTCGATGAGGGAGTACATTAAGGCAGCACGGGACGAGGCCGCTAAGTCTCGTTGTGATCGTGCGCACGTGGGGTGTGTGATCGTTGACCGTGCAACGGGACAGGTTGTGTCTCGCGCGTTCAACGAAACACCTCACGGCCTTGAGCCTTGCGACACGGGCGGGCACCGGATTGTCGATGACCATTGTGTGAACACTGTTCACGCGGAACGTAACGCGATCAGGAAGATGAAGGAACATGGGAGCGAGTACACGCTCTATGTGACTCACTATCCCTGCCAGGGGTGCGCGCATCTCATCTCGTCCTGCCCTGAGATCGTGGAGGTTGTCTACCTGGGGGACTACCGAAACTCTAGCGAGGCGACAGCTCTGTTGAGCGGCCTGTCGAAGGGAGTTCATCGTGGGGAAGAATAAGCTGGTCCTTCAAGTTCCACCTGGGTTCATGTTTACTGACATTGAACGGGACAAGGTGATTAGGACACGATGGGAGGTTAATTCTGGCTCGAATAAGATCGTGCGCCGCACTTCGTGTATCCCGCTCTTCGGGACACGTGAGATGTGGAAGGTCGTTGAGGAAGGCGACTTTCTGGTTTTCATTGAATCGCCACTAGATGACCTCCATTATTATGCTTGGAACCTTCATGTCATGAAGGATGAGCAGTACAAGGAATGGGCAAAGAATGAGTGAAATCTACGACAACATTATCCGGGAGCTGACTAAGCCCTCGGAACGCGACAAGCAACGTAAGGTTGGCCCGTCTGAACTGGGAGACCTGTGTGAGCGCTGCTTGGCTGAAAAGCTGCTGGGTGTCCACGATGAGGAAAAGACTCACCCTCTCGCACCGATGATTGGGACAGCTTTCCACTTGTACCTTGAGAACACGATTGGCCTCAAGGATTACTTGAAGGAAACTAGGGTTACTGTCGGGGCGATTGAAGGGTATGGTGACATTAGTGGCACTGCTGATGGGTTTGACGTGTCTACTGGACACGTTGTTGATTACAAGGTTCTGTCGAAGAAGAAGATCAAGGCGTTTTCGTCTGCAACATTCTTCGATGAGGAACGTAACCCTGAGTTCTACTCAGACTCGATGACCGAAGGTCAGCTCAAGAAGTACTACTATCAGATGATGTTGTACGGTCTTGGTATGGAGAACGCTGGCTATGAGGTAAATCACACCTCGCTGATTTTGTTCCCACGAGACTGTACGGTAGAATCTGTCATGTCGGCAAGCCACGAGCTGTGCTTCAAGTACAACCGTGAAGCTGCCCTCAACGTCCTTGAACGTGCCAACCAAATCTTCAAGTGGGCTACCGAAAACCGGGACAACCTTGAAGAACTCGACAGCCACCCCGGCTGTTACTACTGCACGTTCAAACGCTAACAGAAAGGAGAAACAATGGGAAAGTTTGATTCGTTCCTCAAGGGGACGAAGATCGAAGTGTCCGACCCGCGTAAGAACACCCCGAAGCTGAAGGTACTGCTTTACGGGCCTTCCGGCACTGGCAAGACCTCGCTCGCATCGACAGCCAGCACTGTCGAAGAGCTGGGACCCGTCCTCTACATCGACCTTGAGCGCGGCACCGCCCCCGCTGCCAAGTACGGTGATCTGGACAACATGCTTGTTGTCCAGCCAGCAACGTATAGTGAGTTCGCGGACCTGCTGCTCAAGGTTAGTGGGGCCAAGGACATGCCCTTCAAGACGGTCGTCATCGACACCATTGACCGACTTCAGGAACTTATCAAGGTCCACTTCGCCGCAACGAAGCCCGATGATTCGTTTGCAATGTGGGCGGCGACCTACGATAAGGTGCTCGATCTCGTCAACAAGATCGCCTTCGGTCTGTCGCTGAACATCATCTGCATCACGCACGAGTCCCGCGAAGTCACTGAGACTGAACGACTGTCGCTGATCGCCCCGGCATTTGAGGGCAAGCAGAGCTTCAAGAAGCTACCGTCGATCTTTGATCTTATCGGTCGCATGACTTGGGAGGACGTGGGAGAAGATGGAAATGAACAGCTCATCACTGTTCTGAACGTCAAGGCTCCGTCGAACATTCTCACCAAGACGAGGTTCGACAACATGCCTGCAATGGTCGGCAACCCGTCCATGTCGAAGATTGTGAACTGGGTCCACGAGCATTACGACACCAAGTCAGAAAAGGAGAATGATGACGACTAAGTACTACAAGTCCATTAAGGATGTATCCGAAGAGACTGGCATCGGTAGGACTACTATTCTCTATCGAGTTCGAGAAAACAACGGGACTTTTCCGCAGCCGGATGCAGTCATTCAGCATGAACGTACAGTCACCTACGGGTGGCTCCCTGAGACCATCGAAGAATACAACACCAACAAGAAGGAGAACTGACCATGATTAACTTTGACGAACTGATGAACCTGGAAGTCGCCGAGTCCTTGTCCTTTGAGCCTCTTCCCGAAGGCCAGTACAAGGTGACCGTCGATGCCTGTGAGCTGGGGGAGTCCAAGAAGGGCAAGGCCATGTACATGGTGGACTTCATTGTTAACGAGGGTGACCACGCATCCCGCTCCATCCGTTACTGGCTGGTCCTGGCCACCAAGAACGGCCTTCACTGGGACCTGCCGAAGTTCTGCGAGGCATCCGGTAACGCCTGGCCGGATGAGCCAACCGCCCGCAATTCGGACTACTACTACAAGGTTGCCGAAGACCTTGTTGGTAAGACTGCGACCATCACCGTTGAGATTGATGAGTCTGAGTACAATGGCCAGACCCGCGAGCGCAACAATATCGCTAAAGTTGAGTGGGACGAGGCCAAGGCCAAGAAGAAGTCCAAGGCATCCAGGATCGAACTCTGATCTTCACTAGGCGGGCCGCATCTTGACACTGGGTGCGGCCCGCCGTACTATATACAGGCAGAAAGGAGAGCAATGGACCTCAAAGAGTTCTTCCAAGCAGTCCTCCCAGACGGTGAAGGCTGGACACCAATCATCCTCAAGGGGCCGATGGGCGGTCTGACTAACTTCCGGTGGTTTGAGCTGCCAGCGCAGCTCGATAAAATGGTGGCATACGCCGAGGCTAACGCTGATCTGGACGTGTACTACTCTCCCTTCCTTTACACCAAGCCCCCGGCCCTGTCGAACACGAGGCACGCCGCCAAAGACAACGTGACCAAGGCCGCGTGCGTGTGGGCAGACGGTGATGACTGCCCGCTTGACAAGCTGAAGATCAAGCCAACCATTACTGTCCAGACCAGTGAGAAGCACTGGCAGGGATACTGGCTATTGACCGACGCAGACGACCTCTCTAACGACATGCTTGAAGCCCTCTCACGAGGACTGTACGAAGCGCATAAGAACGACGGCATGGACCGAGGTTGGCCCCTGTCGAAGAAGCTCCGCGTCCCGTTCACCCACAACCTCAAGAAGGTGAAGCCTTGGGAGATCACGCTCACGGTCAACGACGAGTCGATCACCGCTGCCGAGTTCGCCGCCGAGTACGTGCCTGTCGAACGTATGGGCATTGAGGAAGAAGACTTCCCAACTGACATCCCATCCATGTTTGAGGTGCTGGGCATGGTCAACCGTAGCTACATCACCGACCTGGCTACGGATGACACCTTCAATGATGACGAAGACCGCAGCTCGAAGATGTACCACCTTCAGTGCGCCCTCTGGGAAGAAGGTTGTTCAATTGTTGAAGCATTTGCTGTTGTGCGTGCCACCGAGTTCAACAAGTTTGAGGCAGACGGACGCGGCGACGGCTACCTGTGGAAACAGATCAACAGGGACTACGCACGCTGGAAGGCAGAACACAGTGGGCCAACAGAAAACGATCTCGAAGCATCGACTCGTATCGGTGCCTCGTACCTCCTGAGCGAAGCACGCGAACTCACCCTTCAAGACGTGGACTTCTTGCACGAGGGCGAGGAAGAACCTATGGGACTGTTTGTCGATCAGTTCGCAGCATGGGCATCAACCAAGTCAGCAATGGCCCCTAAGCAGTTCCACTACGCGGGCGCTCTTGCCATTCTTTCTTCGATGTTTGCCAAGTACGCCTTCCTGCCTACCAACGTGCAGAAGATGCCACTGAACCTGTACTTCCTAGTACTGGGACGCACTACCCAATCCCGTAAGTCAACCTCTCTACGCCTCGCTGAGTCCATGATGCGAGACGTGGCTGTCGGTATCGGCAAGGGGCCGGATGCTTTCATTGCGCCTGAAGATTCAACAGGTGAAGCACTGTCTGCATACCTGCGCACTAAGCCGAAAGAGTCGGGTCTGTTCGCTATTGACGAGGTTCAAGACTTCTTCGCACACGCGGCGCAGAAGAACAGCTATATGGCATCAATGATGCCGTTTCTCACCAAGTCTTACGACGGCTACATTCCGGCTGTCGCACGTAAGGACAAGGGTGGCAAGGTTGCCTACCAGACTGCCACCCCGTACTACATGACGTTCTATGGGACCGGCATTTTGGACCAGGCCGCTAAGTACCTGACGACTGAGAAGGTGGAGTCTGGCTTCACGCCTCGCTGCCTCGTCGTCATTGACGACCGCGACAAGTACATCACGTCCTCCCAGGACGTGAAGCTCGTGACCGTGAGCGCATCGACGGGCAAGATTGAGGACAAGCAGCGTGACTTCATGCTGTCGAACCTCATCAAGTCTGTGAGTAAGTTCGACGTGACTTTCAACGCTCGCCGTGCGCAGCGCATGGAGAACGAGGAAGTCCGTATCCCTATCGAGTTTGAGCCGGGTGTGTTCGAGCGGTGGATTGAGTTCTCGGAAGAAGCCAAGGTGCTTGCCGAGCGACACATGCTGAACAGCCGTGAGCTGTTCCCCGGCACTGAGCGCATGACGTTCTCTGTTCTGCGTATCGCTGCACTGCTTGCCATGTATAACGGGCCAACGACAAAGGGCACCGTCGTTGTGACGATGCGAGAAATGCTGAAAGCTATCTCGCTTGCGTCGATCTGGTTGAGCAGTAACGAGGTGTTCATTCACCACGTGAAGAACAGCAACTTCAGCAACAAGGTGGACAAGCTCATCAACTTCGTTGCACGCACCGACAACGGCCTTGTGTCTATTCCTAAGCTCATGTTGAAGTTCCAGTCTGAAATTAGCGGTATGCGTGAACTGAAGGAAATCATCACATACGCCCAAGCACGTGGAGTAATCCAAGAAGTCGTGAAGGGCAAGACAAATAACGAACGATTCATTAAATACACGGGAGGGCAGGTATGAAGATTCTGACTGAAGACTGCGACAAGCTGCCCGTCCTTGCAACAATTCTACTCAAGCGTGCAAGGACGGTGGCGGGTCTTCCAAAAGATGTGGCTGTCGAAATCACTGACGATGTGAACGATGAGGACATCAAGATCACCCTCGGCACAGTCAAGGGGTATAAGGGCAAGGCGTACAAGACACTCTCGCCTAAGCAGATCGTCACTAATCCCCAGGCTGGTCTATTCCTAGCTCAGGCATTGCAGTACGCCTACCTTGGTGCAGAGCAGCGTGGTCTGAAGCAAGGCGAAGACTGGGTTATCTGGCAAGGCGAGGACATCACGTTCAAGCCGGGCACACTGATTGCACTCGACATCGAGTCCGCAGGCGACATTGACGAAGACACTTTTGCTGCTGGTCGAATCCTCTCCATTGCGTTGTGGAATGGTAAGTTCGGTGTCGTCATCCCTGAAGAGCTTGCCGAGACCGACAAGGCAGCAGACCTTATCAAGCGACTGTGCGACAACTGCACTGTCATCTGTCACAACGGCACATTCGATATGCCCTACCTGTCGAAGCGCCTCGGCATCCGCGTGTACCATCATGAGGATACACTGCTCATGCACTTTGTGCTCGACAACCTGGCCGGTGAGCATGGCCTGAAGCCTCTCGCTCGCCGCTGGTTGCGTGCCGAGGATTGGGACTCGGATGCAAAGTCTTACCTGAAGGGCGGGGCGTACTTCGAGAATATTCCTCGTGAAAAGCTCTATGAGTACAACCTGATGGACGTGGTGTGGACCCACAAGCTATACGAATACTTCCTCCCCTTGCTCAAGAACAGTGGAAAGTACGACTATTACCGCTACCGTATGCAAGTCACCAAGGTTCTCAACGACGTGCAGATGAACGGTGTGGCCGTGTCGCTCGAAGCACTCGATGAGTTGGAAGAAAAATACAAGCGCCAGTGTGACGAGAACCTAGCTATCCTGAGGCAGCACGCGGGCGAAGACTTCAATCCGCAGTCGCCTAAGCAGATCAAGGACTACTTCAAGGCCAAAGGTGTATCGTCCCCGTCGTTCGACTCAGATCACCTGAAGAAGCTGAGACGCGAAGGTAAGGAGACTGAGTTCATCGACGCTCTGCTTGCCTACCGTTACGCAGCTAAGGTGATTGGCAGCTTCATTGCTAACGTGCGGCGTAAGGTCGGCGGGGATGGACGTATCCATCCGTACTACCTGCCTCACGGTGCTAAGACTGGCCGTTTGTCGGCTAAGGGTCCGGCGATTCAGACGATGGGGCGCGACAGCGGTATCAAGCGTGCCCTTGTCGCTGCTCCGGGTTGCAAGATTATCTCATGTGACTACTCGCAGGCTGAGTTGCGTACTGTCGCTGAGCTTGCAGACGACGAGGCCATGATTGCTGCCTTCCAGCCGGGTGCGCCTGATTTCTTCGATGACCTGATGACGAAAATCTGGCCTGAAGAGTTCCCGACAATCGAAGCATATGAGGCGTTCAAGCACGAACAGCCAAAGACTGCTAAGAACAGACGCGCACTGGTCAAAAGTGTAGTGTACGGTTTGAACTATAATAGAGGGGTACCAGCTATTGCGACAGCCCTTGAACAGCCTATTGAGGCCGCACAGCATGTTGTCGATCAATACCTCGGCTCCTACCCAGGACTACGGGACTGGCAGGCACGTGTTAAGCACAGTGTCGGACGCAAGAAAGAGGACCACGAGCGTAAAACCAAGTTCGGTCTCACCTTCAATCCACTGTTCGTGTCGGACAACAACTACAGTTCGACACAGAACGAGGCATTGGCCTTTGTTCCACAGTCCACTGCCAACGACATCTGCCTCAACGCAGCAATCAAGATCAACGAACAGGTCGGTCAGTACGAGGCTAAGCTGATTGGACTCGTTCACGACGCTACCTATGTCGAGTGCCCGGAAGAAACCATCGAAGAGTGCTCCAAGATGATGGAGCGCGAAATGGCTCAGGCAGCGACACTGGTTTTCAACCGTGTGCCATTTGCTGCTGAAGCTGAAGTCGGAAACAACTGGGAGGAAGTGTGAACGCAGACGACTACGAACAGGCACACTGCATTAACGCACCAACAGAGTGGTTCTACGACCCGACACTCTACGAAACAGTTGTGAGGGCTTTTTGTAATGAGTGCCCTGTCAAGGAACAATGCCTTCAAGACTGCCTGACAGCTGAAGAGACACCAATCGACGGCAAAAAGTTCCGCTCTGGTATTTTTGGTGGCCTCTCACCGACAGGCCGAAACAGGCTCATGGGTACCGGATATGCAGTCATCACCGAAAACTGGATGGAGGAAGAAAATGACGACGACAGTAATAGCAATTGACCCTGGTGTGAACACCGGCCTCGTTGTGGCGCGTGTTGAAGAAGAGGTGGAGATTCTACACTTCGACCAGTTTATCTGCGCGACACACACTGAGACAGCGGAGCTCATCAAGCGCTACCTTGACGAGTACCCACAGGCTACTGTCGTTGCTGAACAGTTCGACCTTCGCCCGTCCAACAAGTTCACAGCAGACCTCACTCCCGTGAAGGTCAACGCAATCCTTGACTGGTTTGTCGATGACATCCACTACCAGACCCCGGCTCAAGCCAAGGGCCTGGTCAAGGATGCGACACTGAAGAACCTGGGCTGGTGGCTCACAGGTAAAGACGTGAACTACAAGGACGCAAACGATGTGAGAGACGCATTTCGACACCTAGTCTACTACCTTGTTCATGAGCTGAAACACAAGTGGACGCTCGACAACGGGTGGCCTAGATAGCGAAAACCCCTCTGCTAGGAAAGGAGAACTAGCAGAGGGGTTTTCTGTACCTCACGCCCAACAACACTCACACGGAGGTGGTTGATTGTCACCGACTAGTATAGCATATCAACCGATCTTAGCAGCACCAATCGTGAGGCCACCCCAGCCGATGTTAGAACCTGTCGAACAGGCGATCTGCACAGACACGGACACAACCTTGTTAGGTGTATTCGCGTAGACAGGGATTGGGCTACCTGTGAAAGGCACAATTGAGTTGGTCGAATAGGTGTTGTACGTTCCGACGTTCTTTCGTGTCGCACCGTTAATGGAGCAGAATACGTCAATGTTTGCGTTATTGGCATTAGCAATACCATCACAAGCAATCGTAATATGAGGCGTAATCAACCACACACCCGCCTTTGACAGCGTAATGTTGCGTGAGACAGAAGCATTGGTATTAGTTGCATAGCGGAACCAAGAATTAAAAGCACCATTCTCATTAACATAGTCAACTTCAACATCCCCACCACCGATCTTCGTCAGCTGGCCGTTCACATTTATAAGGAACTCTTTAGTGTCCTTACGGTACACAAGCACATCAAACTGACCAGCACCCGCCTTACGGATAGCATCGAGCTTAGTGTTGTAATCCTGCGTGTTGTCAGCAATGATGACTCGGCCTTTCTGTAGCCCCTTCACAACATCAGCTACAGAATTGAAACCAAGATTCATGAACACAGGCCACGACTGAATGATGTCGTTGTCACTGTAGGTCCAGATGCCCTGATTGTTCAACTGTCCCATATTAGTACCTCACTCCTGAAAGTTGGACGGACAGATACGCCCGGTCATTGTGGTTGTTAATGTAACTGGGTTGGTCTGGCAACCCTTCAAGCCCAACGAAAACACTCCCATACTGGAAGTTGTCAAAATCGACAACCATTGAAAGCGACAACGAGCCAGACAAAGCATAGTGAGACTGGTTATTCCAGCGTTCTACGATTGTGTTTGCGTGGCTGTCTAGGCTGCGCATATATGTTCTATGACTATCCCGCACACCAACAGACAATCGCGGTTGGCTGTAGTTGTTGAGATTTAGGTCTCTCACCGGCAAATAAATGTACCCAGAGATCGACAACTGCATAAAGGAACCAGCACGCCCCCAATCAAGAGGAACTTCCCACAAGTCCTCATAAGTGCCAATACCATCCCTAGAGCCTGGCCTGTCGATACGCAATTCCTGATAGAACGGCTGAGCTACACCATTGGCAGCACGTGAAGAAGTCAAGGCACTCACAGCATCATACGAATTACTGACCTTGCTCTTCATCAAGGTCATGTCATTCTCTAGATACGCAATGCGCCTATCTATGTCACTTCCCCATGCCTGCGACGGCTGGGGCAGATTGTGCTTCACTATGTGTAACTCCCTTCAACGTCAACTCTCGAAGCGTCATACCTTTTTCAAGAGGGTAATCCGCAACTCGTGGCCTATCGAATATTGTAGCAACATCCGACACATGTGTGAGTGCTTCGCATGTAGCTTTCACGCTAGACTCATCATACGAAGCTGACTTAATATGCCACGTGAAGTTGTCATACACTGCTGTCGTCCCAGCAATACGACCAAACACCTGCTTGTTACTGGTAACTTTTTTGTTCTTCGTAAACTCCAAAAGATCGCTCATAATCTTCTGCATAGTCGTACCCTTCGGCCACTTCTCAGCAGCCTTCTCAGGCAGGGGCAGTCCGGTAAAAGCCTCGACATCAGACAAGTACACCGGGTTCCGCTCGAAATCGTACACGACATCCGTGTACCCTTCACGGATAGGCACAGTACCAGTCCACTCCATCTCAGCAGCATAGCCAAACGCAGACTGCGCAGCGTACACACAAGCCTCGTACGCCTGCTGCCTGCTCGTGAGGTTCATACTGTCGATCTTCACAGGCTCCGTCTTATGAGGGTAGCCAGTGTAGAACGTAATCGTTTCTTGCCCACACAGATACCCATGACCAAAAATACGAAGCGAGCAGTAGTCATTCTGACCATCCGACTCGGCAATACGGTACGGCGCAAGACGCTTATTAGCCATACCCGTCACTGTCACCTTGATCTGGTTAGCCTCGTCGCCTTTCTCAATACGAAGATAGCCGCCTTCAGCACGCCACTGGGCAGGCGTGATTGGCTTATTATCCTTACCTACGACACAATAGACTGGACGCGCAAAATAGGTGTGGCCATTTACGGTGTAGCTGATAGTAAGCCAAGAAGGTATTTCATCAGGCATAACACACTCCGGCTGACCAAGCAAATAGTCAATCGTCCCCTGCACCTCAAGCACAAACTCCTTCGTCTCACCGGCCTCCACCGATAAAACCTCAGAAGATTTGATAACCTCAAGATCAGACTTGTTCCCTGACGGTTGGGGGTACAAGAGACTAATAAAGTCCTCACCCTTAACACGTGGGTCACCTAGAGAACCGCCTGACGGGTAACCAGAAGTAGGGCCATTACCCATAGGTGGGTAGTAAGTACACTCAATATGCGAGAATGGTTCATTAACCGCCCACTGGATTGAATAATCAGATGTGTAACCCTGGAAACGGGTAAGAACAGTGTGGTTCTCAAACAGCACAATCGTGTCATAAATCCACGTAATCTGATAATCATTAGCAGAAAGGAAAGACTTGAGAATAGTCCACAAATTACCCTTCCCGCCAGGGAAGTCATAATCCTTAAAATAGAACGTGTTTGAAGCTGAGAAGAACGGAAGCGGGTCTTTAGAAGTAGACCTAGCAACATATACCTTCGGCGGCTCAACACCGGCTGCCTTAAACACCTGTGCGACAACATCCTTCATTGTCGCACCACGAAGATGCTTCACCTCAGCAGTCACATCAAGACGATAGAAAGGGTCATTCAACGTAGCCGACCACGACCACGGAGTGTTCGTAATTGACCGGACAAATGCGTGAGTACGGCCAAAGACAGGACTGTCGAGACGAATCTCCTTCGTCATTACATCAGCAGGCTCCACATACCCGGCACCCTCAAGAGAATACTCAGAGAAGCCACCTGTCGTAGAATCACGGTCCAACGACACAGCATCCTCAACAACAGACCAACCCGTGAGCTTGTTGTTAGAAAAACCAATCGCCTGCATCACCACGAGTAAACTTCCTCCAACGTCACAGAAGCCGTGAAATGACCACGATAGTTATTCACAGTCACCAAACTAGCAGAACCAGGAACAACCTGAAGATTCCCACCACCAGCCGGATACGTCCAGTCATACTCATACGGTTTAAACCCAGAAGCACTAGTATTGTACTTAGACAAGCGGAGACTAGCCCAAGCAAGATGCCCCTCCTGCAAGGGCTTCATCGTAATCTCCCAAACACCCTCACCAAAACTAAAAACCTGGTTCTTCAACGTAGTTTGAACATGTGTGGGGAGTTCACCATCAACACGTGCAAAGCTCCAATAAAAGGGCCGCTTACCGTCCTCAAAGCCGCCAGCAAAGAACGTGGCATACCATCCTTCGGGGATAACAACGCGCTCAGTGTACTTACCTGGCGTACTCAAAGCCAACGAAGTCTCACGCCCATTAAGACGATACCTAGCACCGTCGAACCCATTTTCCATATTCAAGACATTAGGCTTTAGAATAACCCCAGGATGCCCTGTCTTAGAATCTAAGTCCTTCGTCGGGAACAACGCCTGCTTACCCCAGTCATTGAACGCAAACGGCGAACCCACATGGTAATGGAGGTATGGCAAACCCATCAAAGGCGACAGCATGTTATTAAACGCAAACGGGTCAGCATAACTAATCCACTCACCCGTACGGTTCATGAACAGCCTACGGAACAAATCAGCCTGGTCACGATTCAAGAATGACCACGTAAGTTCATAATGACGGCCACCGTACACAGAACCACCCATGTACGCCAGACCATTGAGCAAACGCTGAGAGTCACCCGAATGAACATTAGTCGAAACAGGAGACTCATCCGGGGCGGGGAACCACGTCTTGAAGTTCCCCGCCGCGAAATAAACCTCCCGAGTTTCACAACCCCTAGTAGACACCACGATTGCCCGTCCTCATATTGCCGTTGTCGATGCTCTGACTAATCGAGCGACCATCAAGCATGACCGAAGTCGAAACAGCCTTCACCAACTGATTAAACTGTGCTGGGTTAATTGTAACAAGACCGTCACCACCACCCATAGCGTAAACACCACCCGCCGACACAGGAACCTGCATCGTGTTCAGCGCGTTCATGAAGCCCTTGCCATAGAAATCGACAGCAGGCTGGGAAATCACATACTCACCACTACGAACACGGAACATACCATGACCATCTGTAGCCATGAGATTGTCAGACTTCGGGTTGGCAGGAGGACGGCCAGGCAACAAGCCACCGCCCGCGAAGCCAGGCAGGTAGTTAGCACCTGACAGCAAGCCACCCTTGTAGAGCGTGCCAAGGTTCCTACCGGACCTACTACGCACAGTGCCGCCACCGCCAGGGTTGTAGAATGCTCGTGCCTTAGCAGCCGCATACGAAGCCTCGTCAATCTCGTAATGCACCCTGACACTAATTGAACTCTGGCTAGGCTGCACTGGAACCGTCACAGGATCAGCATGAAGACTATCAATTGCACCCTGTGTCGAAGCGACAGTGCCACTATCAGTCACATTCTCCCGAACATCCCGAGGAACCTGACCAATCGTCCCAGTCAAGCTATCGAAAGCCCCAGCCAACTCAGTAACCTCACCCTGGTTGAACCCAAGCTGAGTAACCTGCTCAATAAACTGACGCTTCAGCGATTGCGTGTACGCCTCGATCTCCTGCGTCGAATGACCAGCAGCAGCATACGCCTCAATCAGACCAATCATCTGAGACTGCAACGACCGCAAAGCCTCACGGTTAGCAATAGCAGCCTCAGTGTAGCCCTTCAGCGCAAACTGCCCGGCTTGGAGGGTTGCAATCTCCTTGTCGTTATCAGCAATCTTCGACTGACCCTCGTTGATCTTCTGCTTAGCCTCGTCAATATCAACCTGGGTAGACTGCGCGCGCTCAGTGTCACCATACTTCACGGCGACAGCATGGAAGAACTCAGCGTCGTGCAACTCCTGCTGGTTCTTCCGCATATCCGACGCAAGTTTCTCATTCTCCTTACGAAGATCAGAAACCTTCTTTGTCGTGCCCTCGACATCCTTCTTCAGGCTGTTCAGACCCTTACGGTAATTATCCTGAGCAGTCGTCGAGCGCCACCACGTAGTGAGCGCCTTGTCGAGCGCAGACTTCAAGCGGCTAAGGAAGTCCTCGAAAAGCTCAGCAGCAGTCTTCGTTTCCTTACGGGCGTGGGAACCACCCCCACCACCGCCTCCACCGGAACGAGGTGAGCGACCACCACCGCCTCCACCAGAACGAGACGGCCTAGCACGGAAGTTGTTACCACTAAACGCCGACGCACCATTGTTACGGTTAGCAAAGGTTGGCATCCTGAACTTATTAGCCTGGCCTCCAAGGAAAGAACCCTTGCCCGTCTTAGACCTCGAACCACTGAAAGCACCGGCCCTCATGGCTGCTTGCATGAACGCCTGAACCTTACCGAGGTTAGCCTGGGCAGCACTCGCAGCCTTCGCAGAGTTATCAACCATCTGGTTAAGCGTCGCGTCTGTCGCAGAATGGTCAACCTCACCAGACTGATACGGCTGGGAGATAATCGCAGCCATAAGGTCGCGCTGCTGCTCGAACTGGCTCATGTCGAAGCCCTGAGCAGAAAGGTAGTCAATGGTGTCCTGAATCGACTGCTGAGCGTACTGGTACGCCTGCTCGCCAGTTAGACCCATTTCCTCAATACCAGCAGCAGCGGCGTTGCCCATCTTCTCGAAGTAATCCGAGATAGCAGCAATGTTCGCCTGACCGTCCGGGCTGTTCGGGTCCATCGACGTGCCATGCTCCTGCATGGACTCATACACCTGTTGCAACGACGAATCGAGCGCAGCAGCCGCATCTGTCGAAGAGAACATCTCGTCAAGAACAGAGCGGATAGCCTCGGCCAAGTCCTTGAACTCGCCCTTAGCGTCACCAACCTTCAGGCCGGCTTCTTCAGTCTGCTCGCCGGTCTCTTCGACACCCTGACCGAAAAGAACCGCGTCGTTCAGAGCGTCACGCATTGCGCCACCGACACCCTCTGTCTTTGACTTCAAGCCTTCTAGCGCATCAATCTGATCGTAGTAAGGCTTAGTTTCCGCATACGCTGTGCCCATCGTCGGTCGGAAGTTAATTCCTGTAACCTCAGTCTTTCGGGCCTCAATCTGCTGGATATACCCATCAACGTAAGCATCAGCCGCAGCCTTGCCACCACCCTGAGCTTCAGACGTAGACGCGAGCTTAATGTACTTAGCGTAACTGAAGCCCATGTCAACCAAAGCCTGCTTGGTTTCCTTCGACATGCCCTTGAAAGCCTCGGAACCCTGTACAGCGTCCATAATCAAGGCTTGAGTGTGCTCACCAATCTTCAAGGTAGAGTAACCCATAGCTTCGGCCTGCTCGTGCGTAGCCTGAACAACCTGCCCGGACTTATCCACGAAGTAACCAAGCGCCTGACCGTTAGCAGTCAGAACTTCACCATTCTGTTCAATCGTAGCGTTCAGCTCAACAAAGCCAGACTGGGTGCCATTGCCAACTTCCTTCGTATCCTGAGCCAAAGCGTTCAGAATCGCAGAAGAACCGCCGACAGCGTTCTTAAACTCATCAGCCTTAGCAGAGGCATTTTGGAACGAATCAGCCAAATAGGTGGCACCAACCGACACAGCAGTCAAGATACCGGAAATGGCAATACCCCAAGGACCGCCGAACATCGACAGCAAGCCAGAACCAACCGAGGACAGCTTAGTCAAAGCACCTACAGCCTGACCAGCACCAGCCGCAACCTGCGCACCAGCAGCAGCCGCAGACGCGCCCGCAGAAGCCACCTGAGCCGTATTCTGAGCAGCCTTAGCAGCCGCAGCCTTACCAGCCGCAGCAGCCACCATGTTATCCGCAGCAGCAAGACGCTGGTTAGCCGCAGCCGCAGCATTAGCAGTACCCACGTTTGCAGCAAGAGCCGAATCATACTGGACCGTAGCCGTCTGAGCCTGACGGATAGCCTGCCACACGACGCTCCACGAGGCTTTCTGCGCGCCTGTCGCCTGCAACATACGGTTCTGCATCTGCAAGTACGTAGCAGACATCGACACAGCCGCAGCCTTCGCAGCCATAAGACCCACACGCACTGTCGCCACAGCCGCGAGCGCACCAACAAACGCTTGAATAGGCGCGGGCAGCTTAGCGAAAGCGTTAACGACACCTGTCGCAACGCTGATAATCAGCTTGAACGGCACCATGAAGCTAGAGTTCATGGCCGCGCCCGCGTTCTGCAAGGCGTGCTGGAAAGCCTCGACCTTCGCAGCCAGGGTATCCATGATGATGCCCATCGACTCATCAATGAACGTCGTGCCCTTAGAAGCTGCCTCGGCCTCCTTCAGCTGTTCGACATACAGGCCGAGGCTGTTCGACATACGAGACAGCAATTCAACGTCACGCACGTTCTTGAAGCCCAAGTCCTTAATAGCCTGAGACTTCTCAACCTTGTCGCTAATGCCCGCGAGGTTTTGCAGGATGCCTTGGAACACCTTATTCGGGTCATCACGCCACAACTTCTGGAACTCAGCGTCAGTCACACCGACAGCCTGAGCGTACGTGTGCATCTTCTCGCCACCATCAGCAGCAGCAGAGTTGATCGAATTGAAGATACGCTGAAGCGAGCCGCGCGCCCATTCCTTCGGGATAGCGAGAGACGACAACGTAGACGACAGCGCAAGAATCTCATTCTGAGTGAAGCCAGCCGACTTACCCTGAGCAGCAATCGACACAGCCATGTTCGCAATCTCAGGCTCAGTCGCAACAGACTTCGCACCAAGATCAGCAATCTGGTTAGCCAAGACCGCGTAGCTGTTACCCTTACCGGGTGCCGACTCTTGCAGCTTGCCCATCATCTGACCGAAACGACCGAAAGCAGTTGTTGCAGACTCAACTTCCATACCTGTCACAGTAGAGAACTCAGCAACAGCCTTCGTAAAGTCATTCAACTTATCTGTCGGAATGTTCATCTGCGCGCCGAGCGTACCAATCTTCGATAGATCAGCAAACGACGTAGTGGTCTTCGTGGACAGCTCGGTGTAAGACTTCTTCAGCTCATTCAAGCTCTGTGTCGTACCCTGCGCAGTACGCTCAACATCCGCAAACGCGCGCTCTTGCACAATACCAGCCTGAGCAGCAGACGACACCACACGCCCAATACCCGCCGTGATAGCGCCGTAGTACACGGCCATGTCGCGCGCAGCATAACGGACGTTCTCAATCGCCCTCTCGCTCGCACGAGCGTTATTGCGTGCGGTACTAGCATCCGAGCGAATAGCCTGACGCTTAGTCAGCTCTTCCTCCCGAATACGAGCACGCTCAGTACTGGCAAGCTCAGCCTCACGAGCAGCACCAATACGCGCCGACGCAGACGCGACAGCAGCTTCACGCTTAGACTCAGCAGAAGCCGTCGTTGCAGCAGCCCTAATCTCAGCCTGCTCCAAAGCGGTGAGCGCTTGAATCTCAGCAAGACGAGTAGCCTCAGCGCCCTTCGCCCGCACAAGGCTACGCTCATCCCTCCCCTTCTGCTTCTGCAAGGGGATAGCGTTATCCTCATGCTTCACCGAAGCCTGCGCACGCAGCTTTTCAGCCTGAGCCTCAGTCTTACGCGCCTGCGACTGATTCAACTGAGCCTGAGCCTTCTTCGCCTTATTCTCAGCCTCAGCCATAGCATTAGACGCAGAAGCCACCTCACGCATAGCCGAGGCAGTATCCCTCAGCTTAGCGATATGGTCCTTACTCAGGTTGTTCATCGTGCGAGTCTCACGGATGAACTGTCGATACGCCGAAACAGCCTTATCGACACCCGCCGAAAGATCAGCCTTACTCGCGTCCCCAGCAGCCTTATTCAACGAGCCAAGCGCATCAGCCACAGACTTCAGCGCTGTCGCAGAGTCCTTCAGGTTCTTGACCTTCGAGCTATCAAGCTGCAAAGAATCAAGAACCGTACCACCACGACCAGACGGGGACTTCAGCGTAGCGACAGCACTCTGAAGCGAACCAATCTGCTTTTCCAGAGCACCAATGCTCTGTGCCGCCTTATCTGCCCCAGCAGCGTTAACGTCAATGTCGATCTTGATTGACTCGTCTGCCACCTTAACTCCTAAAAAGAAAAGTCCCTGATACCACTTCAATGATACCAGGGACTTTTCCTACCTAACTTGCTCAAGCGCTTCAAGAGGCGACGGCAACGGCTCTTTAGTACCATCCGAGTATTCAACAGTACCCATCACCGTGTATGTGCTTTCACCCGGCTTGGTTTCCTTAGCGTGCTCTCGATGTCGATCAAGCTCAGCACATGAATAACATGTAGAAGTCTCCACATGGAACTCAATCGCACTATGCTCACTACGACCATACCAAAGTGGGGTACCGCACTTGTTGCACAGACTATCCAGATAATATTGATAACCAGCAGCCAAAGCAATATCCAAGTTAGTGTATTCAGTTTGATCTATTGGCTCCGAGTCAAGCTCATCACCAATCCACACAGGCACCATGCGAGAAAACATGCCATGAGCGCCCGTAAACAGCGTCGGAGGCTTACTCTCCGCTCTCGCCGTCTTCAGAAGAAGCAGCATCCACTGGTTCTCCGGCTTGCTCAGCTCCGTCCCCACGAAACGTAGGGTCAGAAATCGCCTCCGACACGACGACACCCAGCTCCTGCGCATCGTTCCACGTAGCGCAAATCTGCTGCCACAAGAACTCAGGCAGATGACCACGCAGATCAGCAGCCTCGGGGTCCGACAGACCATTCTTCGACTCACCCGTGGCATTGTCGATGACTTCGACACAAGAACGGGCAATAATGTACTCCATCAGACGATCTTCGCGCTCGATGCTGATGATAGCCTTCTCATCCTCGTTCTTGTTCTTCGTGGAGAAGAATGTATCTTCCCAGACCTTCTTCTTCAGAATGTACAGTTCCTTGTTCGACAGCGCACGCAGACGCAAGGTAATCGTCTCCTTGCGAAGAGCCTCAAGCTCTTCGTGCAGCTCGACACCAGGCGAAGTGTCGGTAATAGAACGAGACAGAGGTGCCTCGGCCAGTTGCGCGGTCTTAGCCAGTTCGACCAACTGAGCGAAACGCTCCGCGTTCTCAGTGTTCAGCGGCACGTCAATCGACTTCACAGTCGGCTTGATGGACGCGATAATCTTAGACAACTCGAAAGCCATGATGTCTACTCCAATCAGATATGAGAATACCCCCGCACCTCGGAGGCACAGGGGTATTCTAGCAGAACTGCTCAGGCAGTGACAGCCTTGTTCAGCTCCATGTAGCCCTGAGGCAAGAACGGGACGGTGAACTGGATAGGCTTATCGCCGTCACCCAGCTCGTCCTTCGGGTTATCGGGCACGACCTTGAAGGCCGACAGCTCCATACCGGCCTCGACAGCAGTGCCCTGTCGGAAACCGATACGCTGGACCAGGTAGCCTTCCTTGATACCATCAAGGGTGCCACGCTTGAACAGCTGGAAAGCCTTATCGTAGACGGAGGTGTTACCCGCTGCCTTCTGACCAGCCGCGATAGCCTCGCGGAAGAACGTGAGCGAGGCTTCATAGTTGGCAATGGTCGGGGTCTTCGCGTTACCCGAATCACAAATGGTACGCGAATCATCAGTGTCAGAGTCCGTCGCACCGAGCGTCATGCCCGCCGCGATAGCACACGAAATGTCAACCGCCTTCGGCGTACCACCCGTGTAGGTAGCAGCCTTAAACAGGTCAGCAACATTAGTAATGGCATCAGCCGGAACCCACCAAATAGTGGTGTTCGGCGACAACATCTTGGGCATAATCAGTCCTCCTGATTGGTAGTATTGTCGTCTTCAATGGTATCATCTGCACCACAACACGGAGGTTGCGTCAGAGGTGTCTCGTCATCGACAAGCTCATACATGTCGGAAAAGACAGACAGCTCTGCTTCTGACTTCTCGCACACAATACCAGTGTACTTGTTGCGCACGCGCATACTATTCCCCTCTGTCCAAATTGACATAAAAACTCATACTGAGCTGATAAACCGTAGGCCGCAACGTGGAATCGAAATCACTATCAGTACCAACCGACGCAGCGATATTCACCCCATTAGACCCTTCAACCAACACAGCACCAATGAGCTTCTCTTTCACAACCGACACAAGCCGATTGAGAAGTTTCTTATTCACAGCGTACACGTCCACCGTGAAAGGATGCTCGTACACATCCATAGTATGACCACCAAGCGACACATACTCGTCCAACTGACGATTGATCTCAGCGCCGCCGTGATACACAATATAAAGAGGCACCTTCGTATCATGCGAAAAAGAGTCGAAAACCTCGACATCCTTGATCGTGCGTAAAAGAGCCAGACAAGCCTCGTCAAACTCCAAGGTCCTATCAGTCACTTCAGCCTCCCATAGAACTCTTCACGGAACACAGCCGTCACACGAGGCAAATACTTAGCCGGGGTAATACCCTTCCCCTTGTCGCCGCCTGTAGGCTTGCCATGCAAACCGGAGCGCAAATAACCAGAAGTGCGCTGACTGTACGTACCATTCTCCTGCCATGCATAGTATGGCTTAGCACGGTCCCAACGATGCCAACCGATCTCGACAACCTTACCGCCCTTAGACGCATCAACACGGAAAGCATCACGCATGTACCCCGTATCGACACGGCGCGGGTCTGTCGCAATCAAAGCGCGCCCATACTCAGTAGAAGCGACAGCAGCAGCTTTAGCAGCAGCGTCAACCTTCTTCCAAGCAGCATCAATAATCTTCTTCTTCGCCTTAGCAGCGACACCATATCTGTCGGTATCGACAGTCACCTTAATACCAGCAACATGACCAGCATACCGGACAGTCTTTTTCGTTCTAGCCATTAGCAGTCTCCCCCGTTGCCACGTCACACAAAAGAGTCACCTGCCAGTTCAGTGTATCAACCTGAGCGTTACGCACAACCAGCTTTAGTCCCGAAACCTTCGGGTCGGTCGGCATTTCCTCTACCTGGACGCGCATACCCTCAGCAAACGACACACGCGCATCCGGGTTTCCCCACAAGTCCTGTGAAAAAACCTCATTCTTGTCGATGTGCAAAAGCTGCACACGATACGCATGAACACCTGTGACTGTACCTGCCCACTCACGGTTACGGGCACGCCAGTCAACGTTAGGCGTAATGTTCGCCCAACCCTTCCACACAGGATTGTTGTACTCAAGCGACAAACCAGCCTCATCAGACCAGTCGTACGACACTGTATCTGGCTCCTTGAAGATGCTCACCTTCGTATTAGCCAACAACTGCAACGGGTAGTACGAAGCATACATGAACAAAGGGTGAATGTTCGGGTCAATCGACAAGCCCATTAGAAGTTCACCGCCCAATCCACAGGCTCAAACGTCGGCTGCACAACATCAAAGCAAAGGTTATTCTCATCGTCTTCACGAGCAGACGCACGCAACTGACGAGCACGACCGACAATTGCAGCCAGGAGCTTAGCGCCGTCCGTCTGCTTGTCGTCCGTCTTCAAGACAAGCAGCTGCAAAGCCTTATCCATGCCAATAGCATCACACGCATCAGCAGCAGCCAGCTTCACGTTACCGCCGTTAACAGCGAGCAAAGCCTCGATCTCTTCATCCGCGAAAAGATAACGTGGGTCGTTCCTCAAATCGCGCAAGTCCTCCAATTTACGCAAATCAGGAATAAGAACACGCACCTGGCCCACAGGCGAAGAAAAATCAATATCACTCATGAAACCAGTATAGCAAGACCCCCGTGACCAAAGGGCCACAGGGGTCTTACTTAATCAGCTAACTGATCACAGAGTCGGCTTACCAGTCGAACCGATGATGCCGTCGTAGCGGACGATACCAGCGCCCGCGATCTGACGGATACGAACTTCGACATCATCGTTGTCGAACGAACCCTCATAAGGATTAACGTCGCCGCCACCGATCATCTGACCAGTCTTATTGTGGATACGAAGCTCCGGGGCCTCACGACCCAGCATACCAGTCTTCGCAAGGACAGTCTTACCATTGGCACGACCACCCTTCGGAAGAAGAACCCACGCCTTCTCGCCACCAACAACAGAGATCAGATCAGAAGTAACGACCTCCAAGTCCTTCAGAGGATTACCCTTGATCTCGGTACGCTTGCCGTTCTGAACACGAATCTCGTTAATCTGAGTGTAGCCCTTAGCAACCTCAGCGAGAGCGGGGTTAGTGACCAGCACGAAACCCTCGGGAACATAAGTCGAGTGACCGTCACGCAGAGTAGCAAGTGCCTGGAACCGGGCAGCAACAATCACATCAAACGACAGTTCGTGATTCTTACCAAGGGTACCAAGGCCGGAAGCGCCGCCAGTGATCTCACTAGGCATACCTTCAACATTAAACTCGGTCTTGTTGACGTCGTTAAACACGTCCGTGCGAAGAGACTTCGTAGCGGGGTCAAACAGCTGAAGGAGGACCAGCAAGTCCTCAGTACGCGCAGCAAGAGCAGCAGCATCCTTCGGGAAACGACTAATTACGTTCCACTCGTCATTAATAAACGACTCGAAGCTGAACTGGATGCGAGCACCGTGCTTGGCAGTCGTGATAAACGCACCATCGGCACTGTAGGACATAGTCGGGTAAGGAGTCAACTCAGGCACATGAGGCAGCGTGCCCACAGGGTGCTTGTAACCACCATTGTCGATAGGAGCCGTAGTAGCGTCAGGCTTCAGCGACAGAAGCGAAGCAGGCCGGAAGTCCGTCAACAGCTCCTTCGTCGCAATCTTGTCCCAAATCGTCTCATGAGCATCGAAATACTCCTGGAAACGAATGTTCGCGGCCTTCACGAACATGGGGGCCAACTGGTCGGAAGTGACAGCTTCCTTCAGACGCGCCTGTGCAAGACGGTCGCCTGCAAGGGCCTCACCCAACTGGACGTTGAACTCTTCCTGGTTCTCGAAACGCACTTTAGTTGCCTCCTATCAGGCGTTCTTAGCAGGTGCCAGAACGACCTGCATCTTCTGGGGGTTGTCAGACGCATCAAGAGGCTCCTTCAGCCAACCAATGACGACATCAGCACCGGTCTTAACGGTCGTAATCTCAGGCTTGGTGGAGCCACCCGTAGCAGCCTTTGCATACACGGGCGCACCCGCCTTAGCAGCAGCCACGGACTTGCCGACCAGCTCAAACACGCCACCAGCGACACGCACAGAGGCGTAGCCCGGCCCGTTCAACCCGTAGGTAGGGGCCGTGAGAACATTGGCAAGAGGTGTCGAGTCCACAGTAACGCCGGTAGTCACAGGGCGAACCTTCGACTGAAGGATGCCAGCAATGCCGTTATCCTTGTTAATGACAACAACGTCGCCTGGGTTAAGGTGGGCCTGCTGGGCATCAACAGGAAGGGAGAGAGTCTTCGAGTACTCAAAAATCTGGTTGTCGTTGACAACAGGAACACTAATAGGCTGAATCGCCACTATGCTCACCAACCAATCTTTCCGTAGGTGTTGTCATTCTTTTCGACAACAGTGGTAGCGGTAGAGACCGTAGCCTCCTTGAGATACGCGCGCTCGGCCTCAAGAGCGGACTCGACATCCGCACCATTCTTCACAGCCTCACGAACACGGGCGACAGCCACCTCGGGCAGACCCGACTCAGCAATCTTCTTACCAGCCTCAAGGACAGAATCAACATCAACAGATGCCTCTTCGACCTTCTCAGCAGGTTCCTCCACCTTGGCCTCCTGAAGAGCAGCCACAGCAGATTCCAGATTAGAGCCGATAGCTTCAACAAGAGAAGCCTTCAGCTCATCGAACTTGGACTCAAGCAGTTTTTCGTCCACAGTTCCCTCCTTAATAGAATTGTTGTTCCTATTTGATTCTAGCAGATCAACAATGCCACCACCCGCACCGGGCGCGGTAACAAAGTCAACCGACCTAACGCCAGCAAAAACAGGAACAACACCTGTTTCCGCAATTGGCTGGTCGCACCAAGCATTGATGGAAACACCGATATGCTCCCACTTATCCTTGATTAGATCATTCACCCCAGAAAACACCTTACACACAGTGTAGAGTGCCCCATCCTCACCAACCGTCGCGTCTTCCAAAAACACGCCAGCATAGTCACGAATAGAACGCTCCGGGCGCTCCCATTCCTCAGTCTCGGTTGGGTGGTCGATAAACATTTCCGTGCCTGCCTTAAACAAAGGCGCAGACTCAGCCAAGTTCTCAGCAGTGTAAATACCGCTCGAACCCTGGCCCGGCACGATAATACGGATGCGGTACTTACCCTCACCAAGGGACTCAGTACCGACAGCCGCAGTTGACTCATGCAACTTAAGCATCAGTCCCCCTATCTCGGTTGTCGTTCGTTCCATCCGACAACGGGCCGACACCCGTTGCGCGCCCGTCATCCTTATTGCTGTCGTCGGGGCTGTCAGTGTTGGTATCTGTGTCGTCTTCGTCCTTGCCTTCATCCGGCAACTCCGGCAAATCTTCCAACGGCAAAGAACCAGCAATCTTCAAGAGCTGCAACACACCCGAACGCATCTCAATCTGATGCAAAGCACCGTTCTGATATGCGAGCGTCAAAGACTGGATACGGCGGTGAGTCTGGTCATTGTTGATCGAACCGTACTCAATCGACACCTTAATGCCGAGAGCCATAGCAATCTCGTTGAGCATGTCGATATGCAGTTGACGCCGCAGTTCCAACGCCTTGAACGTCGGGTCTTCAAGCGCAGTCTCAGCGCCCTGTCGGCCACCCGCAGAACCGTCAGTCAGCAGCACCGACAAGGGGATGTCGAGAGCAGCAGACACCATAGCCGCAAGAGGCGTGCCAGCCGAGAAATCAATGCCAGCCCCAGCCTTGTTAATCGCCTGAATGTCCTGCCCAGCACCAATGTTCGCCGTGGCACCGACACCGGGACCAGCCATATGCTGCTGAACGGCCTGTTGCTGCTTAGAATTGACGCTCGTTACCTTAAAGGCCAGCTTTGCCAAGGACTTCTCCAAGAAGTGCGCAACCTCAAGATGTTCCTTGTACTTCTGCGCATACGACATAGCGCTCATGAGATCAGGCTTGCCGTATTGCTCAGCAGCAAGACGATTCACGGTCGCGTACACAGCCGTCAAACGCTTGTTCACCTTGTAGTTAGACTTGGTGATCTTCACGCCCACTCGGTCCCACATCATGTACCACTGGGGGTCACCGCTCACGACGGGGTTAATCAGGAGTGCAACGACATCCCCGGTTGCATCATCAGTCGCCACACCAGCAAGGCGCATCAACGGAACAGGCGTAACAGTCTTTGTCGCCTTATCCACAAGATAAATGACGCAACCGTCAGTGTTGAAAGACTGCTCGTCACGAACACGCGCCTGCACACTGAAACAAGCCTTCGTGTTTTCTTCGATCACCTTACGAGAAGGACCGGTAGAACCCTTGTAGACAACTGGGTCGCCCCACATGTAAGCGTTACGCACAACCAGGCCACGCTTCACAATCGGGTTAAGAGTAGCCAAACGACGCGCACGGGCCGAATGGTCCCTAATCACATCAAGAGTAATCAGAGAATCAGGGCCTTCGACAGCAGACAAGGGCAACCAGCCCACGTCTTCACGCTTGAGACGCGCTAGGGAATCAGAAAACGCACCCAGCGCTTCTTGAAATGTCTGCTCATACTTCATGTAAATTATCCTATCATGCTAGAAATACAGACAACTCTTCCTCGAACATGAAGTCCAAGAGGTCATCTTCTTCGAGCAGATCGTCAGGCGAATAATACTGACCTTCTGAATCACCGGCCATAATGGCTCCGATATTCTGATACGCATAAATGACTGCATCAAGAACGTCAGGAGACTTAATGCCACGCTTACGCATATTCTCCTTCGATTCGATGAGCATTGCTGAACCGCGATACTCGTACTTAATTGAAGCAATCTCGTTATGCAGCTCATCGTCATCAGGCAGGAAGACGCGACCATCAGCGACAGCTCTAGCGAACTGATCGTACATAGCGGCGCGATAGTTGTACCACTTCGTGCTATCCCCAGACTTCGCGTTACCGTGAATACCAATGACAGAAATGTCAGCGGGCACGAAATTGTAAATACTATCGAGAACGGATGCACCAACACCAATCGCGTCGATACGAATCTCGACAGCCCCGAGTTCGACTGCCAGCTCTCCAACCTTACGAGCAAGCTCAGGACCGTTCAATCCCTGGTAACGCCCATGAATCTTGATGTAGCCACCCTGGTTCGACACAATCACAGAGCTGTCGGAACCATAACGGGCAACGTCAACCCCGAGAACAATCGGCATACCCTCGTCCGGCTCAGAAGTGTCGTATGCCTCCATCGACTGCATGACGCGGCCCATGTTGAACAGGCCGTCGTCAGACACGTCCGGGAACTCACCGAGGACACGTGCTACGAAACGAGGGTCGCCCTCTCCCCACTCCTTTTTGCGGGCCTTAACCCAGTCAACCTGCACAAGCCGTGTCGCAACCTCGACAGGTACGACTTCACCCGTGAAGTTAGGTGTGTCGTACGCGCCGAACTGGATGATGTTCCAGGAGCGCTCTTCTGGCTTCAGGCGCATTTCCCGCTTGTAGACCTCGGCCATGTAGCATGAGGGGTCGTTCGGGTTAGCGATAGCCAGGATGCGTGCGAACTTGTTGGTTGTGATTGCGTCGGCTGCGGTGAAGATTTCCTTGGAGATGCCCCCCGCCTCGTCCATGATGACGAGGACGTACTGGTCGTGGACACCTTGGAAACCGGACTCGTCCTTGTCGTCTGGCTTCATACCAAAGGCGATAGGGTCTTGTCGGTCTCCCATCTTCCATGTCGCATCCGCGTTGACCTTACCTCCAATGCCAGCGTCAGACTTGACACGGGGTATTTCTTTCCACAGGACGTTGCGGACCTGTTTCCAGTTTGTCGCCGTCGTGACGACTGTCGTATCATCGACAGGATGAGTGTCTACCCACCAGTTAACCAGCATGGCCGATAGGCGACTGTTGTGTGTCGGCACCATGTGCTCACCAACCAGATACATGTGCGAGGGAGAATCGACCTCAATACACTGAGTCGGCTCAGTCGGCACCGGCACGACATCGACAATGGTACGAACAGTCTTGCGCGAAGACTGAGCGTCCTGTTCTGGGCGCTCAAGGCTCTTCACAGAACCAGGCGTGAACGGGTCGAACGTCGGATTAAACACTATACGCCAGCGAGGACCAACATCCTCACCATTCAAGTACGTGCGCTCCTTAGAGACCGTACAGCGCACACCAAGTGAACGAACCAGCTCTACAACCCCAAGGGCCAGCTGTTCGTTCATGAAGTCGATACCAACACTCGTACCCATCTTAGTGCTCGCGTTGAAACCGTCTGTATCCATCAGGCCACGCAACAGGTTAATGCGCTGCTCGATGGACGCACGCAGATACGTCTGTGGAATGTGCTTGTTGTTCAGCACACCAATCTCACGCAGCTTAGCCTTGTAACCTTGATGAGTAAAAGCAAGACATTCAGCAGTATCCGAGTGATAGGAATACTGACGAAGCTCAATACCTTTTTCAGCAAAGATTTGCTTGATATGCTTCTTTCGCTCACCAATAGTAATGCAAGGGTCGCATGAATGGCCATCACCAAGCCACACGCCAAGCACGTAAGGGTCAATCAGCAGATCAGCCTCCTGGCCGACAATGGGCGCGTTAATCGGAACATAGTGGTTAGCTTGATTCTGCTTACCGTGTCGCAGAGACGACATGATCTCTCGCGTCTCACGAGTATGACCATAAGACCAGCCATTACGCCAGTCACCTTCAATACGCTTACGTGCCCTCTTAGCCTCGTTGAAGTTAAGCGTCACCCATTCATGGGCTTCTGGGCAAATAACCTCAGCACCATCATTGAACACCACCTTAACCAGTGGAATGTTCCACACAGGCGATTTAGCAACAACCCGAGTAGGTAGACCAAGTTCGTTTAGAACATAGTCACCAACGCGAAGTTCACCCATTGTCGTCCAGCCAGCAGGAGTAGGCAGTTTTTCTGTCAACTTGACAGCCTTGCCTACGCCGTTAGAAGTGACAACCAACGTCTTTTGGTGCTCTACAACTGACTGAGCAACTTCACGCTGCTTAGACCACATGAACAATCCATGATCTTCAGCCCACTTGGCAGGGTTATTACGCCACACCTCAAGACGCTGGGCATCAGAAAACTTCTTAGCGACAGCACCGAAAGGCAGCATTACTCACCCTCAACTTCCACCGTCGCCTCAAGCAACGCAGCCGGTTTCGACACAGCCTGAGAGAACCAGTCAGCCTTATTCGTCTCTAAAGCCTTCTTAGCCTTAGCCGACAGGTGCGGGTACATGAGAGCCGTGTACTCTTCAAGCACTTGATTGGTGAACGACATCATGATGTTCACTTGCTTCTCTTCGATTACACGAATCTCATGAGTCACTGTCTGACGCTTCAGGTTCGCAACCTCAGAGATTTCACGCAGAACGGCGAGAACAGCCTGAAGGTTCTGGCCCCAGTTACCCTTCTCGTCAGAAAGACCGAACATCTCGATCTGGCTGTAGGCCATGTCAACGAGCGCATCAAGACGATCAAGCTGCTTGATGCGCATATTACGGGGCGACAACTCCTGTCGGCTGTCGTAATAGGTCTGCTCGATAACGAACAACTCTTCAGACGTGAAGCCTGTAGCAGAGATGATCTTGTTACGCTCCGTGCCGCGCTTCAGCAGCGACAAAGCCATGTCGCGCTTACCACGCAGCTCCGGGTCATCACTCGTCAGCAAATCGCGCGAGTTCGTCTTGGATACCATCAAGCACCTCCTTCACAGCCTTCTGGAACTTGTTGTCCAAGTACACGTAAGTACAAGCAGCACCGGCAACCAGGCCAGCAGTGAGACCAACCAAAAACCAGGCAATGAGCATTTAATCCTCCTTTGGAACTGAAGGCAGGGCTTCTACCTTCACACCGGCCTGCAAAGCCGCAACACGCACCGCGTAGGCGTGTTCCTTCCACAAGAACGCCTGAGTACGCAATTCTGCTTCAAGATCATCCCGAGCTTCTTGAATCTCTTGAGCCTTCTTGTACCTGTCGATGCACAAATCAATAATAGCCTTGATAACAAGGGTTACGGCAGAGCAAACGAGGCCCACCAACGCCGTGTTCATACGCTAACTCCTTGTTACTCACTAACGGTTGACAAGTATTCTTCCCTTGTCTTATGATACCGTTCTTCTGCCTCTTCCAGCTTGCTCTTCGGCAGAACTCCGGGGCGATACGAATAAGGCCACACACGCAGAGCACGCGCAAAGAAAAACAATGCAATGATTACTGACAAAATAATAACATGGAGCGGCCAGCGCACGTGTGCCGTGGTCAGCACTAGTTCGTTGATTGAAATCAGCATGATGCCGACAACAGATGTCAAGGCCGCTGGGCCTTCCAACCACCAAGAACCAAGCCACGCTGAAGGCGCACCCAAAACACCCGAGACGAGCATAAGAACACCCGCAAGGATAACAACCCACGGTAGCGCCGCAGCACTCGTCAAGAACCCAATACCCGTAATTGCGATAGCCGTGTAAATAACTACCATAGTGGCAGTCACCGACCTCGGCTCGCTCATAGACCTCAGCAACTTCTTCATGAGGCCATTATAGCGAAAACCCCCTCACTGACACCAGCAAGGGGGGTTTTCTGTAATTGCGTCACTCAGCGTCAGGAGTGCCATACGACGGAGCCGTATAGACACCACCAGTATGAACAGCTGCAAGAACCAGGGCAAGCAAGCCCAAGACCTTATCCAGCACATCAAGCCACTGAGCAGACTGCTCAGGCGCGACAACACCGTAAGCAATACCGACAGCCAGCAAAGCTGCAACAACACCATAGATCGCCTTACGCCGCTCAGGAGTCAGCGCGGTCCACTTGGTGCGGTCAGTGGTGAGAACGTTATTCTCCATGTCCAAGTTCCTCCTAAATCGAAGTTACTTAGATTCTACCAGCTTCACGATGCCGTCAGCGTCCTGCTCGACAACCAGCTTACCGACAAGCAGCTTGCCGTCCTCACCGAAAATCGAGCAAGCACCGTCAAGGCGCGTCTGGCATAGGCCGACAGCCATAGCGCCCGTCTCGGTGAGGAAGTAGTCGTTGCCCTTGTACGACAGCCAGCCGGTACGCATAGCGCCGTTTTCTTCAAGGAAGTACCACTTACCCTTATCAGGCTGCCAGCCAGTCTGCATCTGCCCCTTGTCATTCAAGAGGAACCAATGCTCACCAACCTTCACCCAGCCGGTCTCCATCTCCCCGTAGCGCCCATCGTGGACATCATGTAGGAAATACCAGTGACCGTCGACGTGCTGCCAACCGAACTGCAACCAGCCCTTCTCGTTAGCGTAGTACCACTTGTCACCCACAGGGAACCAGCCGGTCTCGTAGCCACCGTCTTCAGTGCGGTACCACCAACCACCGTTCTGTGACACCCAGCCTTCCTTCTCGGACAGGTCAGCATCAAGGTTGTCGTAATACTGCTGTGCCTTCTCGATGTACTCGTTAGCATAGGTGTCACGCAGCGAGGCAGGGCACATCGTGGAGTAGAAGTCGCTGTGGGGGAACACGTTGACTCGCCACTCAGGACGACCCAGACCATACGCACGACACAGAGCAGCAGTCAGGTGCGCGCCCGCGTCAATCGTGGTCTCACCGACATCCCAGCCGCCCTCAGCACCCGTCGAGTTCGCGTGCTCGATGCCGATAGACAGCTTGTTCACACCGGGGCAGTGCCAGGCTGTATCCCAGTCATGAACGAACTGAGCAACCGAGCCGTCGATGTCCACATTGTAGTGCGCAGACGTACCATTATTGCTGAAAGCCCCGTACACACCTTGATGCGACATGGCCTTGCCAGCGTTGTGGTGAATAATGATGCGGTCGATAGCGTTGCCACCACGGCCCGCATCGAAGTTGTCAATCCACAGGTTATAGTCGGCGGTCAGGTCAGTCCAACTAATCATGATAATTGCTCCTAATCTCCCAAGGACCGAAGTCCTCGTACTCAGCCTTAATCATATCAGTGAACACTCGGACACCTTCTTCAGTGACGAACACCTGCCGATACGAGTTACCCTCATCAGTGTAAACACGGCGCACATCGAGCAAGCCCTTGGCCTTTTCAGTCGGTTCGTTAATGTAGCTCCCCTTCTTCAAGAAACCTTCGCGTCGGAGGAATCGAACGAGTTTTATCGTTCCGAACTTAGGAACATCCGTGAGGCCCTTAGCAAAATCACGCAACGAAGGTTCCATCACATACCATCCACATCAACGAAATAGTCAGCAAACGGGTTATCCCCAGGTTCGGTGAACTCCATATTGATAGTTGCTGGCTCATCGTCCGTTGGGCGCAGAACGTCCTTTGGCTGTCGAATCGACTTGAGGATGAGAGTCCAGTCAATTGGCATGTAGTCACCCAGCAAGATCATGTCCTTGATCGTTAGGCTACCATTCACCAACTTGGAGCGGTAATACTGCGCAGAAGACCCGCCGAGCAGCTTTCCGTCGTTAGTGATCGACAGGCCCGCGTCCTTGAACTGCTTCATCACAAGCTGTCGGACAAAATCAAGCCGCGTTTCGACATCCTTGGGATACTTTTCAGGTCCACGAGACGCACGGGCCTTTGCCATACGGGCGCGCGCTTCTTCGAGCTTCACAGGGTCAGTAATTTTAGTCATTCTTTCACCTCATACTTCTTCAAGAGGTCCGGTCGGAACCCAGACCAGTGTTCCTTAATTTCTTCGCCTTCACGCACGACAACGACGGGTGCTTGCTGATAACCCAGTGAGCGGATAAATGCCAATGCGTCAGCATCTTCAGTTACGTCGATGCTATTGTGTGGCAGTCCCAGCGCCTTCAGCTTGCGGTACGTTGCAGTGCACTGCGGGCAGTTGGGCTTGGAGTAAACGGTAATCATTTGTTGACCTTTCCAGTAGAACCAAAGCCACCCTCACCACGCTCACCGGCCTGGACGGGTGGCTGTGCGTAGAGAGCCGACATGCCCTCTAACTTGACAATAACAATCTGAGCGATACGCTCATGCTCTTCCAGCACGACAGGAGTGTCCTTGCTCATGTTCCACAGTGGAACAAGAACTTCACCCTCGTAGCCAGCGTCGATAACCCCAACACCGTTAGCGAGAAGCAGTCCCTTCTTGCTCAGTGACGAGCGTGCGAAGACGAGGCCGACAGACCCATCAGGAATGTCGTGCTTATCAGGGTAGTAACCTGTCGCCACATAGATAACCTCACCTGGGTAGATGATGACAGGCATCTTCGTGGACAGGTCGAAACCGGCATCATTGTGGTGCTGTCGTTGTGGTCGCATCATTTTCTCCTTTCGTTGAGTACAACCATGAGTGCAGCAGCTTTAGCAAACTTCAGGGTGCTTGGTGCTACAACACAGTCTGAGATAACTTCGTCGGCTAGTTGCCCGAAGTCGGTTTCTAGGTCTTTATAGGTGTTATACCACTTGTTGATGAGTTCACGGTTAATGCCCATGTATGTCTCTGGGTCGCCGCTTGTCACAGCAATACGCGATTCCTTATCCCATATGAAATGAAGGTCATCAAGGGCTGGCACGTGTGGAACGAGCTTGTTCGCATAGTTGTTGTTCCGGCTCACGTACTGGCTCAGGCAGATGACGACATCATTGAAGCGCGGCTTTGTCTTTATTTCACCATCACACCATTTGTAGATGCTGTCGATGAGTTTTTCTACTGTCGAGTCCAGCTTAACGGGGTTGAACTTTTTGACGCTTTCTGGCTGGTGTATGGTTCTGTCGGAGTAGCAAAAACTGCTACGGCCAACTTTCTTGAGCCAGCCTTCCACTACCTTACTAGGGTCTGTCATGTGTCCTCCTTTCTACGCAGTCTATACTAATACGTTTCTATACTAAGTACAAGCTAAACCTATGTGACGAGTATCACTTAGCTTTATGGGTAAGGTAAAGCGCCAGCACTCGAAAGCACTGGCGCCTTACCCTGCTAGGAAGGTGCTCTCAGTGTAGCACTCAGATGTGGTCACGTCCACGGCGACCGGCGCACCACGAAACCGTGAGAGCAGCAGCACCGATCAAGCCACCGACAATGCCGATCACGACAAAGGTCTGGAAGTCAGCGCCCGTCTTAGCGAGCTTGTCCTTCTTCGGATTCTGAACAGTGGGCTTGTTCATCGACTCGACAGCCGTAGGGGTCGGCTTCGGCGCAGGCTTACCGGACGGCGCAGACTGCGGCTCATCAGAAGGCTTAGGAGTAGGCGTAGAGGGTGCAGGAGCGGGGGTCGGTTCCGTAGACGGAGCGGGCGCAGGGGTAGACGGAGACGGCTCAGGCTTCGGGTCTTCAGACGGCGTAGGCTCAGGCGTGACACTAGGGGCCGGTGCCGGGGTCGGCTTCACAGAACCATCACCATCCGTACCACCGTTCGACTTCACCGTTGCCGTAGCCTCCAACTTCATACCATTCACCTCAGCATGGTTGGTCGCAGAGGTCTGACCTTCAGGAACGACAGTATGGTCAGGCGGGTACGTGACGCACGTCTTGGAGCCCTCAGGGGCCGTGAACTTGATCGTATTCGGGTCCACCTGAGTGGCAGTGATGGCCTCGGTCATGTCCGGGTCCCACGTGTCGGTCTTCGCGCACTTCACGGTCGTACCCAGCTTCGCATCAAAGTCCTTCACGGTGTACTCGACACCTCCATTGGCAATCCACTTAATGCCCCACGAGATCGTGCCGTCTGCATTAGACCATCCGAACTTCACGTTCTCCGGGTTTGCGTACTCATAGTGCGCTGGGGAACCACAGTCGTTGGTGCAGACCCCAGTGCCTTCCTTGTCGCCCCACACGAGTGTCTTCACGGCCTTACCATTCAGTGTGATCGTACCCTCGGTGGTGCCAATCGCACCACCCTGAAGGCGAGCACGCGCCCACCAGGTGCCCGTAACATCCGTCTTGTCCTTGTAGGACTCAGGCACTTCCTTGACCGTACAGGTCAGCGCCGCCTCATTAGCGACGCACTCACCAATCGTGGTGCCGTCGTTGAGGACAAACGGGAAGGATGCCGCCCACGTGAACGGAGCCTTGCCCTCATTCGGCACGGTCGAGACAGTGAACTGCTGGCCGACAGCCAGCTTCTCCACGGCCCACGTACCACCGACGTTGACCTCGGAAGAGGTCTGACGAGAAGAGGACGTAGCCTTCGTGACCTCAGCCTTGATCTCGGTGTTGTCAGCGGCATTGGCAGTAGCAGCAGCCGCAGTAATCATCAGTAGAGCGACACCAGTCGTCGCAAGAAAACGCTTCATAGCTTGTTCCTTTCGTAGTTGTTCGGCCTGACAACATGAAGCATAGCTGACAGGCCGAACAATCTACAACAGATAATCGTGTGACTCTACTCACACATATAGTATCATCCCCCTACCGAGTGTTAGTCGATAGGGGGATGAGTCTTGAACCCTCATGTAAGGGCCGGTACCCTTCAGTTACTTAATCCTGAGATCAGAGGCGCAGCCGACAATCACAGATGGTCGAACGGGCGATTCTCAAGAATCTCCTGCATCTTATGCCCCGGAACGGTGTAGACACCGGGCGAGACGACACCGTAGGTCATGGGCTTCACCATCGTAATCGCCTGCTTCTCGACAATGCCCTGGTCGAGCAGAGCAATCAGCTCAGCGTCCTGCGTGGTGATCGTGTAGACACCCGTACGGGCCTCCTGGGTGATGGTCGTATTCATCTCGTCATTCTTAATGACAGACGAGTAAGCACCCTCGAAAGCCTTACCCAGCGTGACTGCGAGATCGACAATGCTCATGGTTACTCCTTGGTTGTCGTTGTTGTTACGAGGACAGTGTATCAGTCATTGATGACATCGAAGTCCCCACCAAGTTCTGTAAGGATGGTTGCAAGTTCACTGGTACTAAGCTTACTACCCCAAGTGCTCACCCAGTATTCCTCGTAGTCATCTGAACCACAGACCCCATCCTCGACAAAGAGGTAGTAAGTACCCTCAACTGTGATAGCGCATGGTCCGATAGCGCAACATACAAGATCGTATTCTGTGCCGTCTTTGTTCAGTACGACAGTGCTAGGCTTAGGGTTCTCTTCTTCGAGTTCGACACCGAGCTTAGGTGCGATCTTCTTCAGCAGCTTATCGGCAAGTTCGTCAGTCAGCATTGTTTTCTCCCTTCAGCGCCCAGTCGAGTGCTTCATTGAGTTCTTCCTCATTGCTGCACCACTGTGCTGCCCTAAGGACATCCTGTAGAAACTCCTCCCAGAAGCGCTTACCCGAAAGCCATTGGTATTCCTCGAACTCTTCGGAAAGTCCGATAGGTTCCTTGAACTCAGCTTCATGCAACCAATTAGTGAACACAGGAAGATTGATGTCAATGGTCGTAAGGTGCCCCCAGTCGGACCACCAGCCCTCGATAGTATAGCTTTCACCGAAACTGGTGGTAAAGGTGTACTCAGGATGGTCGAGCATACCTGTATACATACACATATCGCATGAACCGTCAGTGTCTTCGTAGGTGTTTGAGTCGAAGTTAGTAAGTCGTAGCTTCATTTTGTTTCTCCTTTCTGTCGCGCTGCTACAGGACTCGAACCTGTCCCTCTGAGTCTTACTCAGCGTGCTGAACCCCTAACACTAAGCAGCTTGCCACCTGACCAGGGTGGCCCAGCCGTTCGATGATGGTGTCTTGGTCGTGACACTTTGTGCTATCGAGCAACATCATCGTCAAGCGCTCCCAGACTAGGACTCGAACCTAGTCCGACAGGGCCAAAAACTGCCGTGCTGCCATTACACTATCTGGGATATAGTCGGAATGGTGAGACTCGAACTCACGGCCCCCTGGTCCCAAACCAGGTGCGCTACCTACTGCGCTACATTCCGTTAGAAGGGGTGCTGTTGACTGACGAAACAAAAATCATCACACAAAAATTGTCAGCCCTAGGGTGCTACCCCGCACGTGACCCCCGTCACGGCAACCGGCACGTCCTCTTGGCCAAAGAGGCAGGTTTATATACCTAATCATCCAGCATCGTCCGGTGCTTGGTGGTCCCCTCGGTGAGAGTCGAACTCACACTCCTTTCGGAACCCGGGTTTGAGCCGAGCGCGTCTGCCTGTTCCGCCACAAGGGGTGGTGCCTCTAGCTTGGTGAAGCGACTGTAACAGACCCTAGAGGCTATTCAGTTGTTATGTGTTTAGTATAGAGTCACTTTTTCTGAGCTGTCAACTCCATACTAAGTGATGCGTGTCACAACCCAGGGTCGATGACAGTAGCGATATACTCGTCATCCTCGTACTCTAGGATGAGTTGATTAACAAGGTCGAAATCACTCCACAGCCTCTTAGAGACGGATGGTGCAGTACGAACCCAGTGATGGTCATTGACCTTCAGGAATGGGCCGAGGTTCCCTGTGATAACGACACTGCCTCGGTCTGTGATAGTCGCGAAGTCATCACAAGAACAAATAGCACTGACATCCCCCAAGCCGTTTTCCTCAACGAACCACACCTTGAGGTCGTTAATGACCATACTATACAGCTTGTCGTGGTTTCTCTTCGTTTCGTTGTAGAGCTTAGTAAACTCGTTGTTGCTCATTCTTATTCTCCTTCTTCTAGTTCAGAGTATTTCCAATGACCGATGTTTCCGTAAGTAAACTCGATGACGCAATCTTCTCGCTTACGCCGATGTGAAGCCCTGTGACTAGCAATACCAAGATAGTTAAACTCCCTATCACAGGTATAGCAGTAGCAGTCTTTAGTTGTTCTTGCACGCATTACTCTTCTCCTTCCATTTCAAGAATAATTGCTTGCTTGTCGCTGTTGTTGATCAGATATGCAAGTTCGTGGCTGTAGAGAGCTAGAAACACAATTCTTCCTGTTACGAACCACAACTTGCTGCGTCGCTTAAAGGTGATCGAGTTCCACTTCAACTTCTTCACATCAGCAAGATCGACATCACCGAGGCCCGGCACGTTAATGGCAGTATTATCATCTTCCTGTGCGTTGTCGCAAGCTAATTCAAGAATGTCGTAGATTTTTGCAATGCTCAGCATTTGTTTCTCCTTTCTTCGCTGCCGATGTATTTATACTAATCCACTCGTCTGAAACCTGTCAACAACTAACCACGTGACGTGTACCACATCATTGTGAGTGTAAATAAAACCCCTGTGCCTCAAGCCAAGCACAGGGGTTTTATCGGATCAGAGATCCATCAACTGGTACTGACCAGTCTAGCACAGCAACAGGAGATCGTGCAACACTAGCCGAGTGTGATGTGGGTTACTGATCGATAAGCCTGTCCACAATCGTATCAGCGACAGCATAGGCAGTCATACCCAAACCAGGGTACAGATCATTGAGAGCTGACTGTGTATCCCGACTAGCTGGGCGTTCAATAGCAAAAAGGTAGTCGCAGACCTTAAGTTCGACCTCAGCCTCTAGCAGCTCCATCAGCCTATCCTGAGTAACGATGAACCTATCAGCACCAATGTACTTGATTCAGTCAGTCACGGCAGCACCTTCCACCCTTCACCGTCTCCGATATCTTTCAACAGCTCAGCGTCAAAGTGAACCTGGTTCGACCACAAACCCTTCGCATGAACCCAGTAGTACTCCAAGTCATCACCAATAGACTTCAGGTAACGGGTGTCATCAGGACTAATCAGCACAGTGCCGGGCGCAAGTCTAGGAAACGGAATCTGAAGATCATTGAAATTGATAAGCATTCTCGATTCTCCTTAGACGTGAACACCGTAGTAAAAGACACAACCAGCAAGGCAAGCAAGAGACACGCAGGCCATAATCGTGCCAGCCGCAACGACCTTAGCGCCCCAATCGTAGACCTCATCAAGCATCATTCCGAGAAGTCCCACTGCAAAGCTAAGAATCAGCAGCCCAACAGCAAAAGTCAACATTACTTCTCATCTCCCTTTTTCGTAAACAGTTTCATAAAATCGTGGTCGTCTTGGTATTCCTTCAAGAAGATGTTGTTTGCGACAGCCAGCAGACCGACAGGCGCAAAGTTGTTCTCCGTATCCAGGAAGAAGTTACGGTACTTGATAAACCTTCCGTCCAGAACCGTCTCACCGTTCACAGCATCCCTGCACTTTTGCAGCGCATTGTTATGCCGCTCGGCAATGTCGTTAATCTCCGGCTGTCGGAAAGCGACAGACATTGCCTCCTTCTTCAAGTGGTTAGACCCCCCAATGAACTTAATAAAGCCAGGTGTGTCCTCAGACACGAAGGACTCATCCGAGGGGATAAACCAAGCATCATAGGTCTTCACAAAACTGAATGTGCCTTCCTTGAAAAACTCAAGATCGACAATCCAACCAGCAGGAAGTTCATCCAGAGCAGCTTCAAGCACCTCCGTGTTGTGAACCAGATCAATATGTTCAGTATCAACTGTCACTAGCATTATGCTGTTACCTCCAAAGTTATCTGTACCACATAAGTAATAAAGACGATGAACGCGGAAACAGAGGCCAGAACATCCGGCCAGATTCTTATGCCCATATCCAACTTATGCTTGAACCGTGCAAGCAGCGCAAACGCAACGCTAACAGCCAGCCACACGACAGCTAGGACAAGATGCAAAACGCTCACTACCAATTCTCCTTTCAATAGTAACTTGTTGAGTAGTGGGGTCAACCGCGACGGTTAGAACATGGGTATGGGGGTGCCAATCAAGAGGTATTTCGATGTTGACCTCAAAAGGCTCCGTCTCGTTCCAAGCCAAGTCCAGCTCATTGAGAACAGCAAGACGGACAGGCACAGACAAATCAGAGCACAGCCTCGCAATGCCTTCGGGCGAGAACTCAAAGTCCCACTCGTGTCTTGTTAGCTGGACCATCAGTAACCCTTATGCAGCAAGAACACATGGTCACGATGACGCAACATACTCACGAACATCTCATCATGAGTGCGGTCACCCCCGTAGCCACTCACCCAACCGTCGTTCCGCAGCATCCATTCGACACCAGCGATCACGATAATCGAGCCAGCGGTCATGCCCCGCAGGTCATCAGGGGTCTTGATCATGGTACCCGTGTACTTGCCACCAAAGTTGTTCAGCTTAAAAGGTTCTTCGTTGTCGTACAGAACAGCACGCATCCCCAACCTTACGGCAAAAACCGCGTTAGTAGCATCTTCTAGCTTAATGTGCTCCTTGGTGTACTTCGCCAGTGTTTCTTCAATCGTCTGCATTTTTTGTTTCCTTCCTTGTTGTTGCTTAGTGCTAGTTGAAAACCCTATGGCCTTGGTCGATGACCTCAAATGGGTGAGTACGACACAGCTGCTCCATAGTGTCTTCGCTGTAGTAGTTGCCCTTGTTGTCCAGCCAGTAGTACGTCAGCTCACCAATGATGAGGAAAAATGACTTGTGTAGTCGTTCGACACGGATGCAGGCGCCACTACTGAGGTTGCGTAGAGTACCCATTAGTGGTACCCCGCGATCGTTGCGACACCCATACCCGTGAGCAAGATGGACTCAATCAGCGCGCAGAAGATAGCGAGTCCCAGAAAGAACAACACGGGCCTACTGATGATGTCACGGCAGTCATAACAGCAGTAGCCGAGTAGGAATGCCATACCAGCCCACAGTAGAGCAAAGAAACAGTAAATAATTCCGAGTAGCATCAGCCCTCCAACGTGATTTCTACAGGGTGGTCTTCGTTAATCACCTTGCACAGGAACTCGTGGACATTGTAGCTGGTAGATTCCTCGTGCCTTCAAGATTTCCTCAATCTTCTGTTGGAACTCTTCTACAGCACCGTTGATCATCTTCTGAATGTTGTTTTCTCCTTTGCTCATTGGTGTTACTGCCACGGAAAGCGCACAACATGGCAGTATGCGCAACTGTTGTGAACATTCATTAGGAAGGACAACAAACTCAGCCTTTCGCCAACCTCGTTGGTCCAGAATCCGTCCAGCAAGTTATCCTCTGATGCGAGAGAAAACAGCCAGGTGTTCTCATCAAACTGAACGACAGTGCCGTGGTAGAGGATCATTGCGTATTCAAGTTGTCTCACAGGCTTGTCGTTTTCTTGAACCAAGATTTGTGCGCCACAAATCTTCGCCACTAGCTCATCGTAAGCGTCGTACACCTGTTCCATTGCTCAGGCCTCCTTCGGGATCGTGGGTCAAGGACAAGTTCGACAGGCGGGCCAGCATAGTTAAAAATGTCGATCAGGAAGTCGTAGGTGTTCTTCATTTGTCCACACACCGAACAGAATACCCTGGTTGGATGGCTTCGAGAAGAACCACAGTCGGCTCTTGTAGTAGACGACAGTACCAAGGTCGCCGTAGAACATCGTGACACGCGGGTAGTTACGCGAGTCATCGACAACCCTGATCTTTGTTTCCCAGACTTCGCGTACTTGTCGCTCAGCTTAAACATCATTTGTTTTCTCCTTTCGTTGATGGTTTAAGTATAGGAGAGTGGGACGGTAGAAGTCAAGATGGTAGCGTGTGATTTAACCCACCCTCCGAATACACGAAGGGGTATGTGCCAATAACTTGGGACGTACGAAGGGGTATGACACCCCCTCCTTCTTTACAGTTACTCAGCAATTGATTTTTTATCTGCTTATTTTTGGCTTTCTTTTACCCACCTGTCAAGCACTGTCTAGCTGACTAGCCGGCCAGCCTGGCCTGTGTCCATA